GCCCCACGGGGCCGCCACCGGCCGCCAGGGAGCCGATCGGGTTCATTAACGGCCTGACGCATACCAAGGGCACGTTTGGCGGACAGCGGTTCAACCTGCGGCCCTGGCAGGTGCGAATCCTGCGGCAGCTGTTCAAGCGGCGGAAAGACGGCCTGCGCCAATACCGCACATGCCTGCTGATGCTGCCGCGGAAGAACGGGAAATCCGAGTTGGCGGCGGCAATTGCGCTGTACGGGCTCCTGGCGGACGGCGAGATCGGTGCCGAGGTGTATTCCGCGGCGGCGGACCGGGATCAAGCGAGCCTGGTATTCGGGGTGGCGGCGCAGATGATCCGGAACGATCCGGCGCTCGCGGCGGCGTGTTACATCGTCGATTCCCAGAAACGGATCGTGCATCCGGCGAGTGGGAGCGTGTATCGGGCCATTTCGGCCGAGGCGAGTAGTAAACATGGCTTTAATAGCTCGCTGGTGGTGTATGACGAGCTGCACGCCGCGCCGGACCGCCGGTTGTACGACGTGCTGGCGACCTCGATGGGCGGCCGGACGCAACCGCTGTTCCTGGTGATTTCGACGGCCGGCTTTGACCGCCATTCGATCCTGTGGGAGCTGTACGCGCACGCGAAAAAGGTGCAGGAAAACCCGGCGCTGGATCCGACGTTCCTGCCGATTCTGTACGAGGCGCCGATCGATGCCGACTGGACCAGTCAGCGGGTCTGGCGGAAGGCGAACCCGGCGCTCGGCGACTTCCGGAGCCTCGAGGAGATGCAGATCCTGGCGGCCCGCGCCAAGGAAATCCCGGCGCAGGAAAACACGTTTCGGCGGCTGTACTTGAACCAGTGGACCGAGCAGGCGGCCCGGTGGATCAGCCTGTCGGCCTGGGATGCGTGTCAGGCGCCGATCGATCGGGCGGCGCTCGCCGGCCGGCGCTGCTGGGTCGGGCTCGACCTCAGCTCGACGATCGACCTCACGGCGATGGTCGCGGTGTTCCCGTCGGCGGATGGGTTCGACGTCCTGACGGAATGCTTCGTCCCGAGCGACCGGATCCGCGACCGGAGCCGGCGGGACAAAGTGCCGTATGACCAGTGGACGCAGGGCGGCGGGTTGACGGCGATTCCGGGCGCGACGGTGGATTACGAGGTCGTCCGGCAGCGGCTGCTCGAGTGGGTCGGCGAGTTTGACGTGCAGTTGGTGGCGTATGACCCGTGGAACGCCACGGATCTCGTGTCGCGGCTCGAGAAGCAGGACAGTATTCCCTGCGTGGCAATGCGGCAGACCTATGCAGCGCTGTCAGCGCCGACGAAGTCGCTCGAGAAGGCGATTCTCGCCAAGCAGCTGCGGCACGGCGGCGATCCGGTGTTGCGGTGGTGTATCTCGAATGTCGCGGTGGAGAGTGACTCGGCCGGCAATCTAAAACCGTCGAAGGTGGCCTCGACGGAACGGATCGACGCGGTCGTCGCGTTGATTATGGCGGTCGATCTGATGGACCGCAACGCCCGGACGCCGGCGAAGCAGTACGCGCTGACGGTGATCGGATGACTGGAGGCCACATGACGAAACGCCAAGGCCGGCCGCCCGCGGACGAACCCCTCGTGCCGCTGTCGGTGCGGGTGTCGCCGAAACAGTTCGACGAGACGCAGCGCCAGGCGAGCGAAGCGCAGATGACGATGGCGGACTGGATCCGGCAGATGCTGGCCGCGGGAGTTTCCGTAAACAAAAATAGGCCGTAGCCGACCCCAGCGATACCGTATCGGTCCACCTTGGACCGCGCCTACAGCCTGCTCGAGATCAAATCCGTCGAACCCGCGCGCCGCACCTTCAGCGGCATCGCCTCGACGCCTGAACTCGACCGCCATGGCGAGAGTCTCGATCCGGCCGGCGTCACCTTCCGGAATCCCCTGCCGCTGCTGTTTCACCACGACCAGAAGCAACCCGTCGGCACGGTCATCCTGACCGCCACGCCGGACGGGATCCTGTTCGAGGCGACCATCCCGCAGATCGATGAGCCCGGGCCGCTCCAGTGGCGGACCGATGAAGCCTGGCAATCCATCAAGGCCGGCATCATCACCGGCGTCTCGGTCGGCCATCGGGCCTCACGGGACGGCATCAAGCACCTGCAGAACGGCACGCGCCGGATCACAAAAAGTGAAATCTGTGAGTTATCGCTGGTGACGATTCCGGCGAACGCGAATGCCTCGATCTTGACCGTGAAATCGTTAGCGGCGCCCGTGCGCCTGGAGACTCGTATGAAACAGACTGCAGCCGATCACGTCCAGGCGCTCGAGAACAAGCGCGCCGCGCTCGCCGCCCGGCTCAACGACATCATGACCACGGCGGCCGACGACTCGGCGACGCTGACTCAGGAGCAGTCCACGGAGTACGACGGGCTCGAATTGCAGGTCAAGAGCATCGACGGCGATCTGCAACGCTGGCGCGAACTCGAGAAGATCACCGCGGCGACGGCGACCCCGGTGCCGATCCTCACCCATGCGCCGACGTATACGCACGTCTCCGTCAAGGCGAACGTCGAGCCCGGCATCCGGCTCGCGCGGCTCGTGATCGCCAAGTTGGCGTCACGGCTCGAGGGGTGCGACGCCGCCACGTATGCCGAGAAACGCTGGAACGATTCGACGCCCGAGGTGGCGCTGGCGCTCAAAGCCGCCGTCGCCGCCGGCGATACGCAAAATGCGACCTGGGCCAAGCCGCTCATCAATCCGGCGATCGTCGAGGACTTCCTGCCGCTGCTACGCGCGGCCACGATCCTGGGCCAGATCCAGGGGCTGCGAAAGGTGCCGTTCAACGTGAACGTCCCCGCGCAGACCGGCGGCGCGACCATCAACTGGGTCGGCGAGCTGAAACCGAAGCCGGTGAGCGCGATGGCGTTCGCGATGGAGAACCTGACCTTTGCGAAGGTCGCCGCGATCGTCGTGCTCAGTCAGGAGTTGGTGCGCTTCAGCAACCCGTCCGCCGAGGCGCTCGTCCGCGATTCGCTCGTCAAGGACATCGCGGCGTTTCTCGACGGTCAGTTCATCAATCCGGCCGTCGCCGCAGTGGCCGGCGTGAATCCCGCCAGCATCACGAACGGCGCGCCGACCGCGGCCGCCACGACGAATCCGCTGGCCGACATCATGGGGCTGGTCAATCATTTCGTGACCAACAACATCCCGATCAACAACCTCGCGTTCATCATGAGCCCGTCGAACGCGCTCGCGTTGTCGTTCCGGACGAACCTGGACGGCTCGCCGGAATTTCCGGGCGTTGGCGTGAATGGCGGCACCTACAAGGGGATGCAGTTCATCACGTCGAACACCGTGACGACCAGCGTGGTCGCGCTGCAGCCGAGCTACATCCTGTACGCCGATGATGGCGGCGTGACGATCGACGCGAGTACGGAAGCCTCGTTGCAGATGGATAGCGCGCCGATGTCGCCCGTGGATGCCACGACCGTCTATGCCTCAATGTTCCAGATGAACGCCGTGGCGCTGCGCGCGGAACGCTATACGACCTGGAAGCGTGTCGGGACCAACTCGGTGAAGTACCTGACCGCGGTCGCCTGGCCGGCGCCGACCGGCGGGACCGAACTCCTGGCCGGGAACAGCCGGACCAAGCAGGCGAGCTAACGCCGTGGGCGTGCTCGACGCGATCCGATCGCGACTCGGATGGCCGGTGGCGGCGGCGCGCCCGGCGATCACCAGCAGCTGGTTTCCGATCATCCGCGAGCCGTACACCGGCGCCTGGCAGAAAAACGACGAGATTCGCGCAGACACCGCGCTCGCGAATCCCGTCGTGTTCCGCTGTGTGTCGCTGATCAGCACCGACGTCGCCAAGCTGCGCCTGCGCCTGGTCGCCATCGACGACGATGGCATCTGGACGGAGGCGACCTCGCCGGCCTTCTCGCCGGTGCTCCGTGTTCCGAACCGCTACCAGACAATCCAACTGTTCCTCGAACGCTGGATGCTGTCGAAGCTGCTCTGGGGAAATACCTACGTCCTGAAGGACCGCGACGCGCGCGGGGTCGTGACCGCGCTGTACGTGCTCGACCCGGCCAAGGTGACGCCGCTCGTCGCCCCGGACGGCAGCGTCTACTACCAGGTCCAGACCGACGACCTCGTCGGCATCACGGAACAGCTCGCGATTCCCGCGCGCGAAATCATTCACGACCGCTGGAACTGTGTGTTCCATCCGCTGGTCGGCCTGTCGCCGCTGTATGGCTGCGGCGCCGCGGCGCAGCAGGGCACGCAGATCGAAGGCGCGTCGACGGCGTTTTTCTCGGCCGGCGGCCGGCCGTCCGGCATGCTGGCGCCGCCGGCGGGCGCCCAGCCGATCGATAACGAGACCGTCAAACGACTGAGCGACGCCTGGCATGCGCTCGGGCCGGGCCGGACCGCGATCCTCAGCGACCATCTGCAGTACACCGAGGTCGGCTCGTCCGCGGTCGACGCGCAGTTAACCGATCAGTACGGGATGACCGTCAAGACGATCGCCGGCGCGTTCGGCGTCCCGATCTCGATGGTCGACTCGAGCCAGCAGCCGCCGTATGCGAACTCGGAAGCCTCGGCGCTGCAGTACCACAGCCAGTGCCTGCAGACGCATCTGCTGGGCATCGAGACCGCGCTCGACGCCGGGCTCGAGCTGCCGGCACCCTACGGCACTGAGTTCGACCTCGATGATCTGCTGTGGATGGATACCGCGACGCGCACCAAGGCGGCCCACGACGCGATCACGGCCGGCGCGATGACGCCGAACGAAGCGCGCTTCAAGTACTTCGGGCTGGGGCCGGTCAAGGGTGGCGACACGCCGTACCTCCAGCAGCAGATGTTCAGTCTGGCGGCGTTGGCCGAACGTGACGCGCAGGCGCCGCTGGCCACACCGGCGCCCCGCGTCGCCGAGCCAACGCCGCCAGAGGAACCGACCGAGGAAACCGTTGCCGCTGCGGTCGGCGACCTGGCGACGTCATGACGCTCTGGTATGCGCGCGTCACGCCGGCCGGGCCGCTCCTGACGCTCGTCGAGGCGAAGGCGCATCTCAAGATCACCGACACCGCGTCTGATGCCGACATCACCCAGAAACTCGGCGCCGCGCAGGAATACGTTTTTGCCAAACTCGGCGAGGCCGCCGATCCGTCGTGGGATGCGACGTCGGCGCCGCAGATGGTGCGGCATGCGGTCCTGCTGGTGCTCGATGCGTTCTACGAGCGGCGCGGCGGCGATGAAGGTGGCGAACAACTCCGGAAGGCGCTCACCGTCGTGGATCAGGCGCTGAAGCAGTACCGGGATGTGAGCGTGGCATGAACAGCGGCATGCTGCGGCACCTGGTGACCTTGGATGTGCCAAACGGTGAGACCGGCGGCTATACGCCGCTGAGTCCGCCGACGTGGTGGTGTGCGTACCTCAGCGAGAACGCCGGCCAGGCCACGCTCGTCGGGCGCTTCCATCCCGGCATCACGACGTCGACCAGGGTGCACTTCAAGGGCCGGGTCTTTCACGTCGACGCGATCATCAACCGCGACGAACGCAACGCGGAGCTGGTCGTGAGCGTCGGGGAGGTCTTCGACTGATGCCCAAACGACTCACGGTCCACTGGAACGGCCTGGACACGTTCATGGCCGAGTTGCAGGTGCTGACCGCGACCCTGGTCGACGAGGCCAACGCGATCATGCTCGAGAGCTGCGAGGCGGCCAAGCGGGACATTGCCGCCCGATATCCCTACAAGCTCGGCGGCCTGCGCGCCGGGCTGACGATCACGCCGTCGCGCGGCACGGTGATCGCCGGCGCGTCGCTCACGCAGCACGCCCCGCACGGCTGGATCTACGAACACGGCACGAAGCCCCGCTACAACAAGGCCGGCGCCTTTCGCGGGTTCTCGCCGCCCCATCCGATCTTCGAGCCGATTACCGCGGCCTATCGTCGCGTCGCAATTTCCGATGTGATGTTCCGTCTGTATGCGCACGGCGCCGCACAGGTGACCGGCGACGTGGAGGAGAGTGCGTAAATGGCGATCAAAACCGGCCGCTATGGACAAGTGAGTTGGGATCCGGCGGGCGGCACGGCGCTCGTGCCGATTGTGTCAATCAACAGCTTCACCGCGGATTTCAAGACCGAGTACGAGGACGTGAGTTGCTTCGGTGACTCAAACCGGGTGTATATCCCTGGTTTGATGGACGTGGGCGGAGATTTTGAGGGGTTCTTTAACGCCGCCGAGCTGGCGCTATTCGCCGCCGGCGAGACCGCTGTGACTGTGCGGCATGTGCGCGAGATGATGCAACCCGAGTCCGAGCCCGGGGAGGGGTTTGCGATGGGCACGGCGATCTGGAGCAGC